ATGAATTCGTGGAGATCGCCTAGGGCGTATTTGGTAGTATGACCAGAAAGATTTAATTGCTTGACTGCTCTATCTGGATCCCCAGCCGGTCCAGCACTGTCTATATGAACATATTCACTGGTTCCAATTTTCTCTGAAATATAAGATTTGTCTGGAGCGAATAATTCATCATGCACTCCAAGATGCTTAACAGTCTTGAAATAGCAATCAATCAAATCTTTTACATGAGGATTAGCATCAGGAGATTCCATGTATCCCTTAAGATTATTATAGTATCTACCACCTTCTCCACCAAAATATGGTATCTTCTTACTAGTCATGGAATGTATAGCCTCTTCCATTACTATCCTCGCATCAGTAGATGATTCAGTTCCGATGTTAACTTTATCAGATCCAGAGCTATAATTACTCCTAGCCCTCGATGCAGCATTCTTTTGATCGAGTAATTTATTATAACTCCACTTTACCTTTCTACTATCGTCATCCATATTAGCTAATAGCTCTTTGGCCAAAGGTTGAAATGGATGACCATTAGCATTAGCGAGATGGGTGATGACAGATTCAGTCGTAGCATTACCAGATCGAATGTGCGCTATGGCAGCAATAGGCATATTGATCTTTTCGCCACCGTGTAGAGTGTCAGGAGTGGCGTGAACACTTCCTGTATTTTCCATCTTTTCTTGTAACTCATCAGGATCAAAATTTCGTTGCTGTTCGGCTCTAACCTCGTCACGATCTCTTAACCCAGGCTGTTCGATATTTAATCCTGAGACTGGTAATTCTGGTGCAGTCTCCGGCCTACCAACTGCTGTAGGAGTAGTATCTGCTTCTTGCCCTTCCATTCCACTTTTCGTCTCAGGCATTTCACCTCCTGTCGTATCAGTTGGAGGTTCAACTTTAGGCTCAACCTTTACTGTCCCAGTATCCCACTTGTTATTGATCTCAGGCATCTCGCCGCCTTTATAGTCTGGGTCATCCTGTGCCTCAGGAAGAACCGTCTTTTCCATCTCTTTGTTATGCAAATAGGCACGCATAGCATCAAAGTCAGTTGATCTTCTGATGGCGTCGTTTTTTGTTTTGATGGCAGCAATAGTAGCGGCATCACCAGTTTTAGGAACTGGGGTGATAATACCTTCCGACGCGAGATAGTTTTGCTTAACATAATTATTTCCTATCTTATAGTTGCCATCATCATCTTTAGCATTCCACAATGACTCAAGAGATGGTGCGGTAGTAGTGGTCTTGATAGACGGATCAGACGTAGTAGTTGTATCATTCGATGGTTCATCAGGAGCATGGCCAGTTAACTTTCCAGCCCATTTAGCTTGTTTACCAAACAACGCACCGCCTAATGCTTGAGCACCAAGATCCATTCCTGATGGCACACCTTGTCCAGTAGCTAGAGATATACCAGTATTAATAGCTGGTTGAGCAGCAGCATTGATGGATGAACCTATTAAAGCATTCTTAGCCTCTTCAGTTAATTCTTTCCCTACAAGTCTTCCAATTAGTCCCTTCCCAGCAGTTAAAACTTCTCCCGACGGTCTAAATCCAGCAGCCAGTGATCCAGCAGTAATATCTGTAGCTAATGCAGTTTTAGGATTAGCAGCAGCAGACTGTTCAGCCTCAGCTTGTTGTTGAGCGTAGATGTCAGCCGGAGTTAACTCTTCTTGAATCTTTTGACCAGCAGCACCACCTAGTCCACCTCCTCCAATTCCACCAATTAATCCACCAATAGCTGCACCTGGAATACCTCCGCCCGGAGGAAATATCATTTCACCAAGCGCAGCACCAGAACCCATACCTGCTAATGTTCCTGCTCCACCACCAATTAGTCCACCAGCGTGAGCTTTGAGATTGGATGCAATTGTATGAGATTTAGAAACATCATTTGTACTGTGTTCATTAGCATATGGTGCCGCAGCTATTTCATCATCAGAGTATCCTAATGAATGAAAGTATTTAAGATCGTCAGGATGTAATGTAGATAGATCAGGCATAATATTATTCTCCAGACCAAAGTTTGCGACCCAAATAATCTCCAGCATTTCCAATTAAAGAATTAACTTTTGTAGGTATGTCATGTTCTAATGTTCCCTCTGGAAAATCAGAAGGACGCAAACCTAAAGAATGTCCAATATTTGGAAGTAATCCTGTGCTCAAATGTGCAGCAGCGATTTTTTTCTTTTCTGCTTGTAACTCAGCAATCTTTACATCTCTATCAGCCTGTGCAGAATCGTGAATAGCCTTAGCAGCTTTGTTATGTCTATCTTGTATATCTTGTTGTGCTTCATCATGAACTCCATTAATAGTAGGTTGACTACCAATTAATGTTGGAACTTTCATTCCTCCTGTTACAGATGGATCAATTGTTGGATTTTTTGGAGGTAAAATTAATGATGCACCTTTAGGTCCAGTAACGGGGCCAGCATTTACTCCAGATAATTGTCCCATCATTGATGCTTGTAATGGAGGACGACCAAGAGTAATAGTCCCATCTCCAGGCATTACATGAGCATTAAATGGTGATTGATATATTCCAGCAGGATTTTGTGCTTCGTATGATTGTGTAATAGCATTAGCTCTCATGCCTGGGATAGTATAAGGCAGCTCACCTAATTGTTCTTGCGACCCTGCAACACCTAGTTGTGCACGATTTAATGCATCTTGGTTAGTATATGGCAATGTTGCACGTTGGCCTAACAATCCAGTAGTCTCATTACCAAGTTGCAATCCAGCATTATATTGTCTACTAGGTAATAGTGATTGTTCTCCTGCAAGTTGACTAGATTGTAGATTGAGCCCTTGATTTTCAACTAATGGCCGAGATTCAGGATTACCAATAAGTCCTGACATAGTTGCTTCTTTAGCAGCATTAGCAGCTTGTTGTTGACGAGCGACTGCTTCATTAAATTCTGCATTACCAGTAGCTTGTGGTCCGCCGTTATTGATAAATTGTCTAGCTGTAGCCTGTGGAACGGATCCAGCTGGGGATAAAGATGGATTAAGTATTGCTGATGTGGATGCATTCACATCTCCGGGATATGCCCAACTATCACTAGGAGTTGCTTGAACATCTGTAGAGGTGTTGCCTCGTAATATATTATGTTGAGCCTGAGCTAATGGTGCCATTGTAGCAAATTGACCAGCCAAATTGGCATTTTGGTCAGAGTAAGCTCTAGCAGTAGGAGATAATATCCTCTGTAGCATATTACCTTGATGATATACAGTAGTAGGATTGCCATCCTTATCTACAGGTTTACCATCTTTTATTCCATAGAAGTCAGGATTAATAGATGGAGTGTAAGTTGAATCCATCAAACCGCTAAGTAATTGTGTACCTAGTGACATAGTATTATTATTGTTAAACCATTCCTAATACAGATCCTATCAAACTTTTATTCACAGCTTGCCCAATAGCACCTGGTTGAGAATTAGATTGACCATTTTGTTGAATAGCTAATGGAGTAGAGTTAAGTGGTAGTGCAGCTTGTTGTTGAGCATGAGCATTAAGAAATGCTTGTCCAGCCTCATTTAATGGTTGTATGCCATTCTTATCTGGAGCGTTTAAATGTTCAGGTCCGAATTGTGGCTCAGGAGTAGATGAGTGTTTAGTTGCTGAGCCGCTCCATGTACCAGTTGGATCTTTGCTTAATGCATATGTATCAGCTAATCCATGTAATATGTTTCCGTTAGAGAAATTATCCCATGTACGAGAGACATTATTTGATAGATTATCAAATGGTTGAGTAACGTTTCCAATCAATGATGGGGTTGCTGGTTTATCTTTATACGGAGCTACACTATCTAAATTATCCTGCTCTTCATTATCATAATCATCACTCATAGTACCTCCTGTTCAAGTTTATTAACCATAGATGTGTATCTACTCAATGCCATTTCTTTGCGCCCTTCTTTGATATCATTTACGCAATTCTTTACTACTCTATACACATATTCCAATGCTTTCTCATCTCCTTGTATATGTACACAGATATTCGGAGCTATACGATAGTAACGTTCGACTAGATGTTTTGGAACAAATGAGTCACGAAATTGGCGCAAGACATTTAATTCTTCACAATTGTCTGGTAAACCTTTATACTGACAGCAAGCAGTAGTTAAAAAGCATCCAAATGATCCACTAGAGTTTGATGATAATCCTGCGCCTTTGCCATAAGATTGATTGCTAAATATAGCATTAGATGTTCCTTGTGACGTTTGAGCATTGGCATTATTAGCAATAGGATTGAATAAGCTAGCTGCAGTTCCAGTAGTATTATTTGCTGCTCCAGCAGCAGTAGAAGCTGCGTTAGTGGCATTGTTCATCAGACCAATTTTAGAATTAAATGCTCCACCAAAATTCATGGCGTTAGCTAGAGTGTTGGTAGAGTTATTCAATCCAAGATTGCCAGTAGCAGATAAAGTTTGATTATTAGACCTCTCTATTGCATTACCTTCTCCAGGAGATAGACCATTAAGGTTAATCGCATTAACTGCTTGAGCAGCACCATTTACAGCAGCATTAGATGCAGTTGCTCCGGGTAAAGTATTGGCAACTGTATTAGTTGTATTTCCTATCTGAGGTAAAACTGATCCATATAAACTCATCAATTGTTGAGGAGTTAATTGTGGAGCAGATGTATTCTGAGAAACAGTACTACCACTACCAGCTGAACCATTATTTGATATCTGATTAGAGTTTCCGGACGATGAACCACCACTAAATAATCGCATCATGCGATCCATGTTAGTGCGATGTAAAAATCCGTTCCACATATTATCGTGACAATTTTGCATAGAATTTATTAGTATCAGGAGTTTTATATATTCCGTGTTTGCGCCACATTAGTTTGTAGCCTTTAAATGTTTGTTTAGCACGTTTAGCAAATGTTTGTAGGTTAGCCATATTCATTGCTAAATTTTCATCTATGAATAGTATGCCACGTTCATTATCTTTAGTAGCAATTATCATGCCAGATATTTTACTATTAGTAGTCGTCCACCATACCATATTTTCTTGAATCTTTCGGTCTAACAAATGTATAATATCTGATACTGACATGTCGATAAAACATTTGTTAGTTTTATTTGCTAGTACAAAATCTAACAAATCTCCAAAAGTTAAATCCATATAAGTTATCATTAGCGTCCTTGCACTCGATATGCATACCTCCAGTCACGACCAAATCCAACTCTATGTGTCATTTGATCATGAGGATTCTCACATAATGAAACCATATCATCAGTTCCTCTGTTGGCATCTTCGTGAATCTGAGCTAGCATTTGTTGTGACTTATTGTAATATCCAATGGCTCCTTGGGCATCTTTTTGCTCTTCAGACCACAGTTGTAAACATTTAGTTATGATAACTTCATCATATCCAACAGCAGGGAATTCATCAGTATCATTTGAAAAAGTCGTAAGAGCTTTCTTGTATAATACTTCTACCCATCCAATTAAAGGATTAACGTTAGGTGGAAACCATGGAGCATTAGAAATGTCTACGATTTGAAATTGTGCTCGAAGTTTATTATTGGCAATATAAGAGATTTGATTACCATCAATGTCTGACAGAATAATATCATAACCATTAACTGCTGTCTTAGTAAATGACGTAATATCATTATACTGATTAACAGTCTGAACTGGTGTTGATGATAGTGTGATAGTTTCAAATATATTAGATGATCCATTAGATGGACCAGACAAATGAACAATTACATTGGGCGTCTCCACTCCAGCAGCAGAGACTAATAGATGAGATTGATTAGATAATGATGTTTGAAGTGGATGTAAACCTTTCAACCTCCAGTTGCGCCATTCATCAACCCAATTAAATTGATTATATCTCGGACGCATTTGAGATAGATTTATTGCTATGTGATCATATGCTTCTCTCATAGCACGAATCTGACCAACGTAATCTGGTAGAGCAATAGTTTGATTGGCATTAACTTTAAAGTATTGTTCTTCATAGCATCCCACCATGTCTGACATGTGATACAGCTCTTTAGCAGCGGTATTGACGAATCTTAATAGTACTGATCTCTGAGTTGGTTGAGACGGATCAAGACCCATCTTATATCCGACTTGTTCTAGAATGTAATTTAGAGCCATAGATTTATTATTGGTTAACTACTGCTTGTGTCATTAAAGATTGCATAGGAGTAACATCTTCAGTTGACATAGAGACGAATACTAATGATCCTCCACCAGTCCATGTCAATACTATAAATGCTTTCCAACCTTGCCCAGAATTGGGGAAAGAGAATAGTATATTATTTGTTTGAGAATTAACATCAGGTCCGATATTGGGTCCACTATATCCAGTTGGAGGAGTAGTGTAATTAAATGATTGAGTTTGAGTTGCGTTAAAGCGATTGTTGATAAATAAATTTGCTGTGACAGAATAGTTTTGTGTGATATTGGTCATCACACAACGAAAATTGATTACCTTTTGTTCCTTCTTAGGATCTTGAGGACACATTGCAGCTAGACGAACAGCAGGAATGTCATCAGATGTAGATGCGTATAATTGGATAACTCTATCATCAGTTGTTATAGCATACAATGCTTGTATTCCTAGCTCAATTTTAGCAAATGCTTTAATCAATACTCCTCCAGTCTGAGCAATATCTAATGATACCCAATCTGAATTGATAGTATCAAACACAGCAATAGCAGGACCGAACGTAGTATTAACAGCGTATAATTCGTAATTGTTAAATAATATCGCAGCAACAGCAGAAGAAGATTGACTCAATCCCTGAAATGCTCCTTGAATAGTTGATGTAAAAGGAGTGTTGCGACCTTCGTTCTGTGTTTGTTGAATAGCATTAAATGATCTCACACCATATGGAGATATGAATCTTGTATCACCTAATGAATCAATTATAGCTCTATCAGACAAAGCTGTTCCTTCAAATAGATATGTACGAATAAACGTATATTCTCCAAATAGCATTGGAGCATTAGGCTGACGATTAAGTGTGACAGAGAAGTTGGCGTTGAGCGCAGATACAAACAGTCCACCAGTAGAGAGCGGACGTAAACATGTAATCGGCCCAACGCCAACAGAGTAGCTTGTAGTAGTTGCGTCTCCGCCTTTTGATCCATCAGGATTTACATTTATTACAAAATCTAACGGACGACCAGATATAGATCGATAAATTTGAACTCCATCCAGGGCGGTGATGTATAGTATTCCATCTCCTGTATATGCCATAGAAGTTCCAATAGGAACATATTCACGAGCATCGGTTAATAGCACACCATAATTAGATGGCGATGTTCCATATACAGCATTCCATTGTGCAAATGTTTGAGTTGTTCGAACAGTAGGAGCACCATTAGAATCAAGATAAATAAACTGTGGTTGATTGATACCATCTTGAACTAACAGCCCAGGAGTATTTCCGCCAAATGCAGCAGATATATTCTGCACTTGAAGGATAGGATTATTAGCTGGATTGACAGATTGTGATCCACCATAAAAAGACCCAGCTGTAACTGGAATAGTTATGCGTCCATAATTGGTTGTAGCTAATGGTACAGCTACAGTCCAAAATCTAGAAGCAGTAGTACTCATTAGAAATCCAGGAATATTAATCCAAACTGATATATTATACAATCTATAATATGCTAAACCAGCAACAAATACTATAATATAATTTCCAAATGTTACCATTTGTTGTTTAATGCCATTTGGAACTGAGACATCTATTACAGAAGAAGGAATAGAGTCTATCACATCATAACGATTGCGAGCATTGATTGCTACTCTGTATTGATTATTAGACAACGATTGGTTATACGACCAACGACTGTTGTTTGATAGACGTGTATCGTCAAGTAGGAGATTCATTCCTCCTATAAATGATTGTTGTCCAAATTCTCCCATAAGATTAGATGTACTCGGTGATACGAAGAGTAGATTTGGTAATCAAAAATGGGTTAGCAAGTCCTGCACTGATAGCATTCATCCATGATGCACTGGCGGTATCACTACCAAACGCAATATAATATGTAGCATTTGATGGATTAACAGCAGTGAGATAGGATGTATAAACATGCATCATTTTTATATCAGTCCCAGAACTATTACTAAGTAGGGATGTCCCACACAAAGGCGCTGTTGCTCCTGCTGCAGCATATACCCCTACAAATACAAATACATTTGCTCCAGATGCTTTGATACCAATTTGAGCAAATAATTCAATCAAAAGTTTACTTTGACCAGTGGTGTCAATTTTACTAAATGGAGTAGTATTAAATGCAGCAATCATTCCAGTACTATTGTACAATGGAGTAGAAGTATTATTTATTAATACAGCACCAACAGACCCTGCTACTGGTGTAGCAGAATCAAAGTTTACTATTTGAAGTACTCTTCCAACTGTATTCGAAGAAACCCAACCAACATCATTTGTATTATCTGTTACCTGAGGAATCTGTCCAGATGTACCACCAAATATCATAGCAGCAGTAACAATCTTATTATTAATCGTCAATCCTGTACCAAATGATCCACCAATATTACCTGACGCTAATGGTACAGATGAAGTATTAAGATAAGAAGATGGAGTTAGTCCAAGCGCAGTTAATAACCCTCCAAGGTCAATATTAGCAGGTTCAATAGTAGTATTTGCAATTTGTGAGCCAGTAATGCTTCCAGCAGGAATAGATGTAACACTCAATGGTGTCCAGTTGGTATTTATAGACCCAGGAGTAGCAGGAGAGGTAGAGGTATTATTATAGTTGATTATGTATGACGAACCTGGATTCCATATATAAGCTGTGACAGTGTTAGTAGCAGGACTAACTCTAATCCAAACAAATCTCTGCCATTCAGTAGTACTATTAGCTGCTGGAACAACTGGAACACCTGTTATATCAGTAGTGAATAGACACATTCCTCTATCAGAGGATGGTGTGGCAGTAGTAATTAAAGATGCTAATTGTGCGCCAGTAATAGCAGATAGAGCTGAGGGGTCAAAACCGAGAGCTAAGTCATTTGTATTCATTTGAGTTGATTAGTTAGTAGTTGGATATGAGCCAGATGGAAAGGTTAATGGTAAATTAAATGCACCAGTCATAGATGCTGTTACTGTTGGTTCTGGTAATGATACACCATAGAATGTAACATATGGTCCTGTTACTGGACTAAATATTGCAGCTGTGTATTCACCAATAGTCGGGACCGATAGTACCCAATTTACTCCATTAAAATATATTATTGGATTAGACTGTGGAAAAATAGGATTAATAACGATACTATTATAGTAATAGATTTGACCATTATTTGTTGCAAAATTATTATATACTCCATTAGCACCATTAGTTCCAGCATTGGTTACTGTTAATTGAGTTATGACAGATGCATTAATGCCATCCTGAAAATTCGTACTAATAGCATCAGGTGTAATTAAATTCCCGTCTGATGCATATCTATAATCAAAATTACCCAATTTACTAGTATAGATAGTCACTCCTGCAGTCTCACTAGCAATTCCTTGACTAGTATTCCATACCTCTAGTCTAAAATTCTTTTTAATCGGCTGATTAACATATGGTGTAATGCTACCAGGTAACATACTACCTGTAGCATCCCACAATAGATATCTAGTTACCACAGTTGAATTTACAACATATGCAATACAACATGTATAGTTAGGATTAGTCGGAGGAACAATATTCTGCAAACTAAATCCATTAGGACCTTCAAAGTTAAATGCTGCAACTATGTCAGAATATCCATTCCATGTAGATACTCCTTGATTAAAAATCGGGAGTTGAATGTATGTACTAGTTCTTGTTAATCTAGTAACTGGATTATCATCCAACCAACGTTGAAGCATTCTCGGCCAAGTCAATGCGCCGGGATCATTTAATGG